CGGGAAGGCTGGTGTAGCACGGGATGTCATTCTTGCCAAGAAACTACTTGGCTTGTCGCTGACTCCAGATACTATCTGGAACTTGTCGCCCTGGAGCTGGGCTATCGATTGGTTTTCCAATATTGGGACCAGCCTTGAAAACTGGTCCAATTGGGCAATCGATGGCCAGGTGTTGCTGTATGGGTATGTTATGGAGCATGTTATTGCTTCTAACACCTATACGTGGGTGGGCCCGACAGGTTTTGTCGGAAAATCCACTCCACCGACTGTCACCCTTTCCGTTGAACGGAAAGTTCGACGTCGCGCATCACCGTATGGTTTCGGCATTGCTTGGGAACAATTGTCTCCTAGGCAAATTGCCATTGCTACTTCTCTTGGGGTAACCCATAAGAAGTAGTAGCAGTTGTAGTTGCTAGCGTTACCAACGCCAAAGGGAACTTTCGAGTTCCTAGGAGTGATGCTGATGTCATTCACCGAACCGCTTTCCGTCACAATCTCGTCTACGACCTCGGCCCTCCCACGCACCAGCGTGGAAGAGGACTCGAGCGAGTATACGAGTGCGGACGGAAGCCTCCAGCTAATCGCTTCCCATGACTATGGGAAGCGGACTCGCCGGATGGTGCGGCTCGACTTCACGAAGATCTCCCCGGATCCGTTCCGGCCTGCGGAGAATGTCGAACTGTCCATGTCTGTGTACATGGTGGTCGACCTTCCGCCTGCCGGGTTTACGAATGCCGAGGCACTTGCCGTGTATACGGGCTTCAAAACCCTTATCTCGGCGTCTTCGGATGCCCTCGTGGTGAAGTTGCTGGGAGGCGAATCTTAAATCGTTCGTCCCCCTTACAATTCTAGTCACGAAGGAGCATCTCCAGAAGAAAGAGGACGGTACCCTCGCAAGGTCCCGTCTCTTCGAAACGATACCCGCCGGCATGTTGCTGGTGGTCGTCGCAACGGAGATAACGACCCACGTGTCAACTTTGGTGCAAAAACCTTAGTTGGCGTCGTGGCAGTCGTTAATGCTTTCTATCTGGTTGGAGATACCCTCATCAATAACGGATGTTAATGATGATGTGGTAGTGAACGTCAGCTATGGATCTGTACACCCTCCCATAGAAAGGAGGGGACAGTGAAAAGCCTGATGTCACTCTGGTCCTGTGCGGCAGATGATCTGGCCGCACGATGCTGCACTAGCGCCACTCGAGACATAAAAACTGTCTCGAGTCGGTTTGAACACGAGGGGCTATCGTTTCTTGCGATAACCCTGGCGGACTTTGGAAAAGCTACCCAAAAGTGGCTTGACCAAGGTTTCGTCGTCCCTTCGGACGTTCCCGCTTTTAGGCGGGATCGTCTTACTGGTCTCCCTGTTTTTATGCAAGGTTTCCTTGGACGTGTGTTCAATCCAGTTAGCGGTGTGCTTCTGGACGATCCGTGTATTGATGCAATCCATGCTATACGTCGGCTAACGCTGATGTTTAGCAAGATCGCCTTGCCTGAGTCGCAAGACTCTGGCGGTGATTTCCGAAAGGTTGTCACTGCCAAACGCGAGCGATCAGCAATGCATGCTTTCGTCCAGTGTGAGCAGGAAGTTCGCGAATCCGACAGTTTGCTTGATCCCCAATTTCTTGAGGATTTCAAGCGTATGTCGAATATGCTTTTTGCGGATACTTTCGCAAAAGTAGACAGAGATGTCTACTGGGGACGTTTGATCCCCAAGCATGGTCCGGGCGCTGTCGCTGATCGGCTTACCAGCAATGGTAAGTTCAATCAGCGTGCCTGGCCTCGTCGCTTGCAGAGGTGTTTTCCTGCAAGCGAATTCATGTTTTCTAATCAGCGTGAATACGCTGATTATAAGCATGAAATCGACTTCCTCGAACCCGGTTCAGAGATACCCGTAAGGGTTATCACTGTTCCTAAGACGCTCAAGTCACCCCGTGTGATCGCGATTGAGCCTACGGCAATGCAATATTGCCAGCAGGCTCTCAAGCGATCACTCGCGAGTGCGCTTAAAGAGGATGACTTCCTCTCGCGCACTATCGGTTCGGACGATCAGACGCCTAATCAGCGTCTTGCTCGTTCTGGATCCCTCAGCGGGGATCTAGCTACACTCGATTTGAGTGAAGCGTCCGATCGTGTCTCGAATCAGCATGTTCGAGCCCTATTTGAGGACTTTCCTCATTTGCATGAGGCAGTCCAATCATGTAGGTCTCGTAAGGCTGATGTGCCTGGTCATGGCGTAATACGCCTGGCCAAGTTCGCATCTATGGGTTCAGCTCTCTGCTTTCCCGTTGAAGCCATGGTCTTTACGACCTTGATCTTCCTCGGGATCGAGAGAGAGCTAAGCTCTCCGCTTTCTCGTCATCAGCTTATTAAGCTGTTTGACGAGCGGGTGCGTGTCTATGGGGACGATCTAATTGTCCCCAGAGAACATGTGCTGTCTGTCGTCGACG